CTCCGTTGTGTATCTCTTGAATCAAACGAGGGTCTGCGCTATCGGCAATAACCTTCAATCCCCACGGTCGAAGCGTTTTGATAATGTCAGAAGAAAGAAGTCCGGTCCGGTAATCTACTTCGTCCAGATAAAGAGCGTTATCTACAATACCACAACGAATGGAAGCGGACGGGTCATGTGTATATCCGAAGTCTTGCCCGATAGCCGCTTTCTTTGCCCAAGCCGGGAATTCATCAACAATTCCCCACTTCTTGAATACAGCACCTTCCGCAACGTCAGCCCATCGACCGATAACCACATGAGCATACTTTTCGGGGTTATTCACCTTCATGTCCTCTACCTCTTTCAGAAACTCCGGTGAAAGGTTCTCCAAGTTGTCAAGGTAGGTAGTATGAATGTGGAGTACATTCGGATGAGTGGAAATCTGAACCTGCACACCGTCAATATCTACAAGTTTGTGAGTTTTCTCAATGTACTTTTTATAGATGAAGTGATTGGAGTCGCACGGATTCATTATGATAATAATCCGGTTCTGAATACCCTTTTTACGAATGGAGAGCATTATCTTGTCGAACTCTTCTTCATTCGTCCATTCCTCCGCTTCATCGCAGACGAAAGTAGTGATACCCTGGATAGATTTCAGCTTTGCTGTTTGGTTGCCGGAAGAGGTTTTAATACCCCGGAACATAATACGGCTCTTAGTCATTTTGTTGACTATATCCGTCTTGGTAGTCTTGAAGTATTTAGTAGTTCCATCGAGGTCTATCTTCTCCATCATTTCGGGAATAATAGACATGCCAGCGGAAACCATAGTGTAACGGGTGTATAGTATCTGATGAACAATCTTCTGGGCTTCCGTCATTTCAAAGGTCAACCGCTCAATGAAAGTGGAAGCGTTGAAAGATTTTCCCGAACCACGCCCACCGGTGATAAGAATTATAAATTTCTCCTTATCCTCATACAACGGATGATATATTTCTTGGGGTTCGATCATTTCAGTTTGTCTTTAATCCAGGAATCAATACTAATACCATGATCTATGTCGGTTGGGATGTCGGCATCTTCATCCTGCTTGCGTTCAACTTTTCTCCAGTCTTCATCGTAATGATATAACCAAACAGACTGCGCTTGTAAACTTGGAGCCAGTTCACCTTCTACGATTTGAACTTCTTCCTCGCCCGTCAGGTTGCCCTCTCTGTCCTTAATTTTTCTGATAGTGGTGTTCTTAGTCTTAATACCACCAAGAGCCATAGCAAGGAACTTAGCACGTACAAGAGCGTTTATAGCACAACGCGCACGCGATAATACTTCGTTCAATTCGGGGTACTCACCTTTCTTCTCACAAAAAGTTTGAGGACATAACCCAACGGCATGGGCAATCTCTTTATCAGTGAATCCCTTTTTGGCATACGATTCTACGAGAGAAAGAAAGTCCTCGCTTGTATAGTCAAACCTGGGCTTTCTTCCTCCTTTACCTTTTTGGTTTTGAGATTCACTATTGTTCATATCAATCTACCCGTTCTACTTGTTCATCAAACACTTCTCCTTTTATGAATTTCATATCCGGATCATAACCGAATCTCTCACAGAAAGCGGCTTTAGCTTCATAGGTATCAAAGGATAACATCACATAAGCATCCATATTCTCGGCTTGCTTCTGCGCATTCTCCTTTACTTGTTGCTTAACTTCCTTATTATGTGCAATTTTGGCTTCTCTTGATAATTCAGCAATTTTCTTTTCTCTGTCCTTATCTTCATTATAAGAGCTGGACAGATCTTCTATTCCTGCCCGTATATCTTCTAAAACAGGCATATCAAAGTCTATACCGATGATTGATAAATCCTGTTCTGTTAATCCTGCACTCTTAAAATCAATCTCAGGTAATAAATTGCGCAAGGCTTCTATATCAAATTCTCCTTGAACAGATTGATTGTTCATAAAGATATTCTGTTCTTTTTCCTCTTTTTCTGATAGGTTTACCTTGTCAACACGAAGTATATAATCCGTTTCAGTTGTACCGTCATATCCATTGAGTTGATCCAAAACGGTTACACGTTGATGGCCAGAAACCAAATTATTTGTCCGCTCATTCCATATAATACCTCCAAGCATTCCAACACGTTTAATATTCTGCTTTAACTTTTTCAACGCAGAATCCGTTATCTTCCTTGGATTATAATTGGCAAAACGAATGCTACTGCGAGCGATTTCTACCGGCTCCGATTTAAAGTATCTGTTTAGTTCTTTGCTCATAATCGAATAATATTTTTTCTGATAATGGAAATGCCTTTAATATTTTCTGTAAGTCCTCCGGCTCATTTTTCTTTAACCATAAGAATACTTTTATATCAAACCAAAGCCCATTACCGGCTTCTTTAGAGTATTCAACAGGAGTTGGAAGATTATGGAATTTAATATATGCAAGCACTTCTTTTTTTTTCCACAATGATAGAGGATAGGCTATTTTTGACTTTATGTTTATCGCTTCATCTTCGTATGTCCTAAGCATTAACCTGCGATTCAGACTATCTGATTGTTTCATACCAAGAAAGCACCAGTCAATGCCTATATGCGCTCTGACACGTTCTATCACATCTGCTAATTTCAGTATTTTGATGTCTTTCTGTGGTTGGCAAAATAATCCAATTTTCAATACCCTTGACAAATTCCAATGTGGCACTTCAAGAAATGTCACGTTACTGTATTTTGATTTTGAGTAATTTATGAATCTATTTATATGATTCAATCCTTTGACAAAATACATAAATACGCATACCACTTCTTTAAAAAGTGGCGCAACCATATCGAGCATTGCGATAGAATCTTTGCCACATGAATAAAACAATAGCACACGGTCAGTCTGACTTCTGACCGTGGCTATAACTTTTGATGAATGTTGCTGTATATTCATCATTTCGCACCAAACAAACGGTTATAGTCCCTCTGTTGCTGCTCTCTGCTTTGAATACGACCTGACACACCTCTTCGTGCGCCAATATTGTCACCTCTTTGATAATTATAGACTCGGCAATTAATTTTTATGGTTTAACAATTGAATTTTTCTAAAACTTTGCCCAACTTATAAACTATTTGAGCCATAGCATACATCATACCGTCTTTCTCATACGTTATAACATTATCGTTTTTGTCTGTTATGACTTCTATTTGTGCTGATTTTACCTCAACAATCAAATAAGGGCGTGTACCTTTTTGTTCACCTGTTATTAGCTTTAGCGCATCATATTTTACTATTTCAGGCTTACAGTCAACACCTTTAGGTACGAGTGATGCCATTTTGTAGATTTTACCATCATCGCCACGATAAACAACATATCTTGAACAATACATGGTAGGTCTTAATTCTCTAAATTCTTCAGTTTTCTCGCCAGTCAAAATTTCGTTGAAAGGCTGTTGTTTAATAGTTAATGCAAGTACCTTCATAATCGTGTCATTTTTTTAATTAATATTCATAGTTGCGGGACAGGGATTCGAACCCCGGACCTCTACCAAGTCAAAGTAGCGAGCTGACCACTGCTCTACCCCGCGATAGTACCCCAAAGGTACTGCCACAACCAAAGATAACGAAATATCTTCAATCGTTATACACGACAATCGGTTTATTGTCGTGAACTAAGCCATTTGTCCCGTCTTTCTCTGCATGCCTCTAAGGTAGGTGCACAACAAGAAAACAACTCACCACTTTCAGTACGATAGTCGTACTGGTACATTCTCACTCTCTTACCTCTCAACTTGGTGTTGTAGGTAGTGTAATTCTCTTTACCGGACTGGCATACACTGCAACCGTTTTTGTTTATTGAGTTCATAAGCTATTACTTAACATACATTGTTCACATTGGTTAAAAAAATCATTACCTCTTAATTTTGAGGCAATTTCACAAGCGACATCATAAGCTAACTCGTCTAAATCTTCACCTAAGTAATAAGTTTCATCTTTCAAACAAGCAAAATCCTCATCGCTCAATATTTGTTCTTTGAAATAGATAAAACCTGATTCTTCATCTTCAAAGAAATCAACCCATATCCAACTATTTTTACTGATACCGTTAAATTGGCGTTTGAGCGACTGATATGCCAATTTTAGAAAATTTTCGTTCATTGCTAATCAATATTTAATGTTTCACATTCAATCTTTCTTCACTCGTATAAGCCACTACAAGCCCAGTTTCATCATGCCGTATCGTGACATACTTCTCGCCTCTCTCTATGGTAGAAAAGTCGTATGGTGTACATAGCTTACCCAACACTTTACCCAGTTGCTTCATTAGTGGGGCTTCAGGGCTGATAACTAAAACTAAATCTGCTTTCATAATCGTGTATATTGTAGTAGCTCGAAAGCTACCGGATTAGAACTCAACCAATATCAATCTTTCTAAAGAACCTGATTCTTTCACCCACATGTGATTATGTCCGAAACCATAATCGAAAAACAGTTTAAAATAAGAGTATCTTACTATTAAAGAGTTCATACAGCCTCTTAACTCGTCTTCTAACATACAAGAAGTGATTTCATTGATTATTTGAACGAAAAGGTGTAAAACTTCTGGTTCATTATTCAATAACGGTTTTTCTATAACTGCTTTTAAAAATATATTTTCTTTCATATTCTTCTATATTATGCAGGGCTTTCGCCCTGCTGGTTAAACTTAATCAATCTTGTAGATATTGATGTCTTCGTCATCTGCTACGGTCAACGTATAGGTAGGCTTAAACTTGCTTATAAAACAGAAGTACCCATCTCTCTTTTGATACACATACAAGTATTGCCCATCAAGTTTTATACTTTCATTAGTGCCAAAATAATCACGTGTATTGACGTTTTGTACTACGCCCCATTGGCCTTCTATACTTTCACTCTGAACTGCGTCTATCAGTTTAAATGTTTCTTGTGTCATAATCGTATATCTTTTAATTATTATTACTTCGTTTCTGATGATGCAAAGGTATAGTATATATACGAAATAAGCAAATGTAAATTATGTATATATGCTATATTTAATACATTTTATATAGCATAGACACTAAATTTATATTCATTCACATAAAATATAGCTAAAACAAATAATTATCAAACTTTTCTTTCGCATATACACTATATTATATATCTTTGCATCAAAAATCATAATTTATGGCAAATACAGAATTAAGAATTAAAGAGTTGTGTAAAGAGAAAGGCATTACACAAGCTCAATTGGCTGATAAATTGGGAATACAGCCTGTATCTTTTTCGCAAGCTATAGCAAGAAATAAATTCAGCGTTGATAGGCTTGCTGATATAGCTGACGCTTTAGGGGTGGAAATTCCTGACTTATTTAGGAATGATTCAGACACTATCACCTGCCCTCATTGTGGAGGTAAAATCCATTTTGATGGAGAACCACGTATGCCGGAACATAAGAATATACGAGGGAAGGAATACTATAAATAAAGAAAGGAGAATAAAACACATGGGAAAAAGGATTTATGTCAATGGAGGAATCTTAATAACGACTCCATTTTTTGCATATAAGAATGCAGGGGCATTATACGATACCCCTCCTGAAAATTCTGAAACTATAGCCCCCAATGCTATAACTGAAACAGGAGAACCTTACCTTGAAATTAGCGATGAACACCCCCAATCTATTTTTAATGAATATTATGCAAAAACATTTTTTACAACACAACATGTATTTGCTTATTTTTTCCAAAGAGACTTTATCAAATCATATAATGATTTTAAGCAAAGAGTTGATGAAATCAGAAGTGTAATTAATATCAAAGGATTGGACAAACAAAAACAAAGTGTTATTAACAAACTGTCATATATCAATATCATTACATCATTAGATACATTTATTTGCGATATTATTTTAACAAAAATAATCCAAGACGAGGATAATTTCAATAAATTCTTCAATTCGATTCCTCCATGCAAAAAAAAAGATGAAATGAATAAATTGAAAGAAGATAATCTTGTTGCCAAGTGGGAGCAAAAGGTTATAGAATATGTAATGAAAACATCTTATAGTAACATTGATACTATAAAAGATATACTCAAAGATTTATTCAAAATTTCTATAGTCGATAAGAATGGAAGTATGAAAAAACACTTCTACTACAGGAATTTATTAGCACATAGAAATGGTAGAAAGAAAGATGGAAGCTATATTAATATAACTAATGAAGAACTTAAAGACTTAATAAATGATACACAATCTATTGCAACACAAATTCTAACAAAAATTAAGCCAGAGCACTAAACTCCGGCTCATTAATTGATTAGCCCTTTGAATTTCAACCGATTTACGATTTCGGTGTAAAGATACTCTATATCTCCACTGAAATCCCCATAATTCTGATACAGAAACACGACATCAGCACAGTTGTCGGAAATTGTACTCTTAGACTGAATCCCCAATACTCTTGACATCTCCTCACGTAATCCAGCAGCCATTTTTCCACCGGCAAGTGAGCTTGGAGAAAACAGGTACAAGATGATGAAGATGAACTTCTTTCGTTGTGTTACACTATCAATACAAGGGGGAAGACTCCTGCTATTCAATAACTCAACGAAGATTTTATAGATATCCTTAATAAGGCTTTTATCTCTCAAAATCGGTGAAGCTAAGGTATTTTCTTCTTCTGATAGTTCTGATTTTTCAATTCTGATTTTTTTAAGACGAATTATTTTGTTAAAATCCAGTTCCATAACACAATTATTTTAAAAGTAAATAGTATATTTGCATCATAATCGTGTGAGATTTGGGAGAATTAATGCTTGGTCGTGCTCGCAGATTCTCCCTTTTTATTTCAAAAACCTATTCCTTTTGAGAATGGCTTTATTTTTCTTATCTACTTCCCTACTCCATATTGAAGCGTTATAGATAGATGTTGCATACAATCTAAGTTCCTCACTATTAGTAAGAAAATCTACTTGAAATGCCTTTTTCATAGATTCAGCATACAAGCTATGGTTGATATTATTTTCCATATAATTTATTAATTAAGTTACAAACTGAATCTGACAACAATCATCAACAATATATATCAACAAAAACATGTTCACAAATAATCCGACATTTCCACTATCTTTCATATACACATAGCAAACTCTTTATATAATCGAAAAAAGATTGTTATATTTGTAAAATCAGACATAAAAATAATTATTATGAAAGTATTCTTAAGCTATAGATTCACAGACAAGATATATGTAGATCAAATAATAAACGAAATAAATACTCGTATAAAAAGTATTGATTTCATTTCACTAGATCATTTAAAAAAGGATTGGGTCAAACAAGTTGAGTCACTCATAAAAGAAGCAGATGTTGTATTATTCTTTATTGGATCAAACACCTATGAAAGTAAATCTATACATAAAGAATACGAAATTACCAAAGCCCTAAATAAAAGATTTTATTTTACGGAACTTAAAACAGATAATAAATCTAAAGTTTTCACTTATCCTTACTTCTGTATTGACAACAAGGCCCTCCATGTGGCAAATCATCCTAAAGAAATCATTGATGCATTGTGCTACATTGACACTTCAAAAGAATTATTACTTGAACAATACAAAATATTATATGCATCTACTGAAAATGTGTCAACGAGACGACAAAATGTCAACAATCTATACTTTGGTATTATTACCACCATTATTACAGCCTCATTCTTAGCAGCAGATCGTATTTCTGACAAGGCTCAAGCATGTCTCCTATTATTATTTCTAACAGGAGTAGCTTATAGTATAACATTCTATTGGGAAAAGTTGTTAATATCATACCAAAGACTAAATTCCGGAAAATTTGAACTTTTACAAGAATTAGAAGACAAACTAAAAATAAACCTTTCACAACGTGAATGGGATATTCTTCAAGAGCGAAACTATGTATCTAGCACAGAAACTGAGAATAAAATTGTTTCAACTTGTAGAATCATATTAGGGATTATTGCAGGAGTTGAATTACTCTATTTTTTATGGAAAACCTGTTTACTAGACACATGGCTCTCTAGCATCTTCAATTTTCTACATTTCTATTAAAATCTAGCTTCTACTATAGTATATACATGTGCTTTTCAAGTACTTCGCGCATAAAATTAGTGAAGTAGATTCCTTCAAGTGGCTTCTCTTGGCGGAAGTGGAAGTGGTTGATGTAGTCCTTTCTCGCTTGGCGAGGCTGGACCGGGGAAAATACTTGCAATGTTGCGGCTGTATCATTTTAAGGGTTAATCACTGTTTTGCAAAATCGGATTTTCCGATTTTACTTTAGATAAAGCTATCCCGTGTCATTCGGGCGTCGGCTGGCCAGTTCCGATAAGTGCATGTCATGGCGCCGGGATGGCTTTGTTACTTATTTGGATTCTTCTAATAAATCCTTTCTTTTTATTTAGTTTTGAAATTTCTCATGTATTCACAATTTTCATCACATACACCTTTCTTCGCACAATGAGGAATATTGGAGCCAAATTGATACTCGAAGTTATAACATAGCTTCTTGTATGCCCCTTGTTTAGCTTTTTCTCTGTCAGCTTTCATATTAACTTTGATGTGTTCTGGCAAAGCATCCTGTGCTGCTTTATCGAGGGTTATACATTTGATTTTGTCCATATCTGACTTTTATTGAATTATTCCACAAACACATTCGATTAGTAGTATGAAAAAAGTAACAGTAAAAAGAGATTTCCAGAACCTTATTTTCTTTTTATTTCTTTCTTCTGATTTCTTGTAAATTTTGTCAAATAGCTTTTGACAATCATCTTTGTAATGCTCAAATTTCTTTTCAACATAACCTGTAATGTCATCAACAATGGCATACTTTATCTTTTCTGGAACAGACATCGGATAGCCCCTTTCACTATAATTCCCTTCAGTTATGACAGAATGACCTACAAGTTCTTCCACTCCTCTTATCCTAAATTCCAATTTGATAGGATTCATACCATCATTAAGATAAGTCCTGAATTTCTTTTCAGCCAGTTTCTCTATTTTCTCGCTATTCATTTTTGCTATACGCTCTATTTCAAGAAAATATTTCTCATCTACGACATAGGCGGTTGAATCAAATTTATATCTAAACTTTATTTCACTCATCTTTGATTAATTATGTTATAAATTATTCGCTATATCCATTTTCCGCTATGACTTGTGGAGTATCTACATTTGCTGTCAACACAGTGGATTCCATCCATCCATCTTCACCGTAACACATATCATAAATCTCATCCTCAAACTCATACCACATCCAATCATAGTCTTTGTCTTCTCTGAAA